TTGGTAGTTATGATCGTCAACATTTACGAATTGATGAAATATCGCCAACTCGAACAGAATTACGTTTACGTGCAATTGATGGCACTGATCCAGAATTTTTAACACAAATTACCAATTTTATACAAACCGTTGATCAAACAGCAGGTGATTGGTATAAAACATATCTGTTAAATTTTAGCAGAAATCAAACTGTGTTGTTTGTTAATAGTGTGGTTGTTGGTGAGTATTTATATGTTAAACTGTATGAACCACTACCGGCAGAATATGATGTAGATTTTAAGTGTTGGGTTGTTGAAGAACAAAAACCTGCATATCTAGATCACGTAACAATTGTACCGTTTGTACAAGAAAAACAATATAACAGATTATCTAATCCAAATTGGTATGCAAATGCTGCTTATAATGTTTCGTCTGAGACTGGGTTTAAAACATGGAATGATTTATTAGGATCATCCGTACAAACTTCTCAACAAATTGTAGATGCATATTTTTCCGGAAGTTTATCCGGAATTAAATTGAATATTGATTATTCAGATTTCAATAATTTTGTGTTTTACAGTTCAGCTACAGAACGTTTATCTAATTTCAAATACAAATTAGAATTATTAGAATACTATAGTTCACAAAGCTCCGCAGTTTCTCAATTATCTGGTAGTGTTGCTACAACAAATGCTACGGATTATACGACTCAACGTACTAATCTTATTAGTGGATTTGATGCATTTGAACAATTCTTATACTATGAATCATCATCCATATTAACTACATACACATTGCCGTTAGAATCTGCTACGGTACCACAAGTTACCGGTAGTTATATTTCACCGGCGCCAAAATTAACTAGCAGCAAACCATATACCCTAGCATCAGTTAGCAGCACAACATTTACTAATTGGTTTAATCAATTATATGCATCTGCAAGTTTATATGATGATCGAAACTATAATTCATTGCTTAAAGCAGTTCCTGAATTTATACGATTCGATTCTAAAAATGAAAATTTATCTACATTTGTAAACATGCTCGGTCATCATTATGATATACTTTACACGTATATTAATCATATGACTAAAATTCATAAGCGTGAAGAAAATCCTAAATTAGGTATGCCAAATGAATTGCTATATTCCGTAGCAAAACAGTTTGGGTGGAATTTGACAGACGGAAATCAATATCAAGATTTGTGGCAATATGTGCTAGGAACATCAGAAGCAGGTATTCCATTAACGGGATCTAACACGGTAGGTGATCCTTCAGTGCCAGGCCGAGATATGACTTACGCAGTTTGGCGCCGCATAGTTAACAACTTGCCAATGCTGTTAAAAACTAAAGGAACCAAACGCAGTGTACAAGCATTGTTATCATGTTATGGTATTCCGCAATCAATGATAACTATCAAAGAATATGGCGGTCCTAGATCAGAACGGGCACCGGTATATGAAAAATTAAACTTTGATTATGCATTAGATTTAAGTGGTAGCACATCTGGTATTGTTACTACCAATTATTCGCAATCAATTAATACTGTAGAACTTCGTTTCCGCACAGCTGATGTAGTTACTAATCCAGCTATGCCTAGCACAATGAATTTATTTACAGTTGGTAACAACACTGTATCATTGGATTTCGTTTCTGGAAATAAAGCATCAATTCGTATTAACAATTCTAGCTCAGCTGCAATTGAAATGTATGACGGGGGATGGTTAACTGCTATGCTACGAACATCTGGTAGCAAATTAGAAGTAGTAGCTAAGCGTTCCAAATACGGCAAAATTGTTGCTGCAACTACCGCATCTACCACTGCGTCATTTCCGTATTCAGCATCTGTAATTATTGGTGGAACTGTTAGTGGCTCACGGTTATTAGGACAAGTTCAAGAATTAAGACTGTGGTCTAGCAGTTTATCGGATTCTGCATTTAACAATCACGTTAAAGCACCAGCAGCTTATGATGGTAATGTTGATGCCTACACCGAGTTGGTATATCGTTTACCATTAACACAAAAAATTAATCATGCCACAACATCCAGTTTAACTGGTGTTCAACCAGTACCTAATACAATATCATCTTCATTTACATCATGGACTTTAAATACTCCATATGATTCGGTTGAGGAAACATATTACTATGATGGTATATCATTAGCTGCTGGTACATATGATGACAACAAGATTCGTTTAGAAGACAACGAATTAATCGGCGTATTAGATGTTAAAACTAGAGCAGAACGTAGTCAATTTGATAAAGCTCCTTTAGATAGCAATAAACTAGGTGTATATTTTTCACCTCAAACAATGATTGACGAAGATATCATTGCACAACTAGGTTTTGTTGAACTAGATGATTATATCGGAGATCCAGGTGATGTTGAATCTAGATCATATCCTAGATTAATACAAAAAGCACAAGACTATTGGAAAAAATACACTGATAAAAATGATATAAATGCGTATATTAAAATATTCACAATGTTTGATTTATCATTCTTCCGTCAATTGGAGCAATTGCTACCAGCACGCGTTGATGAATTGACGGGTATTTTAATTCAACCAAATATTCTAGAGCGTAGTAAAGACACAGTCTTACCTAGCATTTCCAATGTAAATTCTACTTATAATGCAGTAATTCAAGCAACCCAACCTACGGCATCAGCAGATTATTTATATTACTTTGGAGAAACAAATGTTAGAATTGCAACATTAACTGCCGAAGATGACAATCAATGGCAAGCATATCTAACAGCATCTAGCAATGAAAAATATAATGGAACAACGTATTCATATGATTATTTATATTGGAATGGATCTTCATATATTACAGCTTCTACACCATATTGGAGAAGTCAATCAGAATTACCAACAATCTTTACATCTGCTGCGTCTGAATTTCGTTTAATGTCCGGGTCTACCTTTGTAACAGGATCAAAAACATGGACAGGTAGTTTTGCGCAAAGTGTTGATTACTTGCCACAGGGTCTTAACAACCAAAGATATGCTGGATCAAAAATGACCTCGCCAGCGTTTAATGTAAATTCTACACAAACTGTAGATGGTAAGCCAGTAGTTGAATGGCGTGAAACTAATCCGAATCAATTGATATATCAAACCAATGGTGACCAAGGCAGTTTTGTTTTGGTATAATTTTTTAAGATAACATATTTATATAAAATAGGAATAAAACATGGGATATTTAGATAATAGTTCTGTTACAGTTGATGCGATTTTAACTCTTAAAGGTCGCGAACTATTAGCAAAAGGAGGTAATTCCTTTAAAATTACGCAATTTGCCTTAGGCGATGATGAGGTTGATTATTCATTATGGAATCCAAATCATCCATTAGGAACTAACTACTATGGAGTTATCATTGAGAACATGCCAGTTACTGAAGCAATTCCAGATGAAACTCAAGCTCTTCGTTCTAAACTAATCACATTGCCAAAACAAACAACAAACATCCCGGTAGTTACTGTAGGTAACACTTCGATTACATTGTTAGCACCTGGCGATAATTCAGCAATTACACCGAATACAAGTAATTTACAAGGTGGTAATTCAAATTTAGGATACACTGCAATTCTTTCAGATTCTACGGTAGCTGACATTCAGATTACCAGAGCCCTACAAAATTCAGTGCTTCCATCGACGCCTCGTTTTATTGGTGATAATGAAGATGCCCAAAGTGTCGCAGTTTCTGGATTTGAATTCCGAGTTATTGCTAAACCACAATACGTTTCTGACAAAACTGCTACTATTACTGTGATTGGTAATGAAACTGGTGGTAGTGTAACAATTAATTTAACAGTTAAGAAAGTTACTGCGGTAACCGTATAATAAAAAAGAATGATATATGAAAGATCTTATTAAGAATCTAAAAAATCAACCTGCAATTGGAGGTCTTCCTCCACGTCCAACAACTACTACGGTTAGCACTACCACAGATACTACTACAGCATCGTCTGGTCGAGCAATTGCTGGTCAAATAAGCAATTCACAAATTGATGCTGTAAATGCACAGGTTCAACAGTTAGCTCAAGAATTAGCAAATCAAATAATTGCAGAACAACAACAAACACAGATTATCGCCCGTAATGGTCGTGTATTCACAAAGTTTGATCAGCTTAATGATGTAGTTGCAAATCAAACTGAAACAGTAACTGCTGGTTTATGGAGTGATGATGTAGCTGGATTAACTACATATTTTAGTTCATCTGCACAAACAACTACACAACGACGATACTATGTAGATGTATATCAATCAAATCCGGACGCAACTGGATCAGCCGTTCAATTCTCATTAGCATATGGTCATGCATTAGGTAGTGGATCATCTGCACAAGGTACACTTAATGATTCACCTTCCCGAGCAATTTATTCGCAGTATCGTCAACTTTTACTAAGTGCAAATACATCCAGATTTATAACAGCCGGCTCAGGAAGCACAGACCATATTTATGCACTTAATTTTAAACGTAATCGTTTACGTGAAAGATTGGATGCTGGAAATTTTGAACTTCCATTAACATCGATTACATCTAGAGCGACTAACGCAACTGGGTCAGTAGTTACTGGCAGTAGTGTAATTAAACTAATCGATGATTCGTCAATTGCTTCTGCAACTGTTGGTGATTCTGGACGCGTTTATAATATCGTGTCTGGTTCATTGACTAATGGTGTTTATAGTTCAGCAGCGCCGGTATATTATGGATTAGCATACCCAGATCATGGAGTATTAGTTTTTGATGCAAAAATGCTAGATCAACAATTAGGTTTTGCTACAAATACTGGATCAAACTCAGAAGGTAATAATCATTTTGTATTATATCATTCAATAAAAGGAGCTGGTGGACTTAGCAATGAATTTTTAGCTCGTAACTCTGAAAAAATTACTAGCACACATTATTTTGTGCGAATTAAAAATGCAGAATACAACTTCTCAAACAACCCTTCATTTGTTACCGGTAGTGTAGGTCAAATATCACAAACTACATTTGTAGGTGATCCTAAAACATATATTACAACAGTAGGATTGTATAATGATAGTCAGGAATTGTTAGCGGTTGCTAAATTAAGTCAGCCGTTATTAAAATCATTCCAGCGTGAAGCTCTTATCCGAGTGAAATTAGATTTCTAAAAAAATACCACTGAATTAAGCCCTGTTATATTTATTATAAATGTAGCAGGGTTTTTACTGTATGGCAGAAACAAGATTATCAAACATAGATACATATCAAGGTGTTTATCCTAGTGTGTTTAAAAAAATTGACGGCGCTGATATCACAGTTAATCCGTTTCAAACATACAAACTATGGAATATATATTCTGGAAGTACGACATCATATTGTTTACCGTTAAAGGGAGTATATTCTCAAACTTTACCAACAATTGGTACTAGTACCGGATATAATACATCGATAAATGTAGATAATAGTTTACAAACAGTAACATATTTTTCTGTCAATCATTTATTTTTCAAATATAAAGATCAGCCGTATAATACATTCGGACCTACGGATCTTAACAGAACTAAAAAAGCATTGTTTCAGTCAGCATCTGTGCTTTCATTTCCGCAAATACGAATTGGTGAAGGAATAAAACCTGGCTCATTTGCAATGACATCTAGTTATGCATCGTCTGCCGCAGGTACCGTGTATGGCTCTGGTACATATGGAACAAGTTCGTATGGTTCAACGGTTACTACTTATATAAGTTCAGATCGATATGGCAATGTTTATGATGCGTCGTATAACACTGCGTCTATTATTCCAAATGTTATGTTTTATGAAGGATTTAATGAATACTTTGATACAACTCGTGTTTCATATGACTCTGCCGGCGTAACTTATGTGCCAGGTATAATTATATCATCACATTCAATTGGTTTAGCTGCAAAATTTTCTGGAGCTGGGTATATTAATACGCCGCTTAATGGATATTATGATCGCGATCACGGGTATGCAGTTTCATTTTTTATATCTGCATCGAATCCAACGGCTACTAATAAACTCGTTACATCAAAAGCATCAGGTAGCAGTACTGAACAATATCCATTCCGCATAGAATTAAGCGGCAGCAATCAAATAGTATTTTCAGCTGCGGGTAGCAGTACATTTAAGGCACAAATTACTTCATCTGCTACGGTTACTCAGTGGACGCATATATTGTGTCAAAAGTCAGGTAGCAGTTTGCAGATGTATGTTAATGGGGCTTTACACGCATCAGTAACTAGCAATTTGCTTGTTAATACATTTTCTCCATTCACTGCTTCAGCTCGTATTGATAACACTGATAGTTTAAAAATTGGAGGATATAATACGTCGACTTCAAATTTAACTGGTGTTGTAGATGAACTTCGAATTTATAACAAAGCATTAACTGCATCTGAGGTTGGATACTTGGCCGATATCACCGAGACCGGTTCTTATTTACAAACCAATGTCATTGGATCAGTGTTTGCTAAACAAGGTTTAGTTGTGATATCTACACCGGATTATCGTTTTAATGACATACTAGAAACACCGTATACTGCAAGTTATCGTAGCACACTAACTACATATGAATTAGGAGTAGTTACCAAAGTTGATGCTGGAGATTTTAACATGTCACTTAACTCAACTCTCACAGCAGATGACGATACTACATATTATTCATTTGTTACAGGTAGTGATTTTGCGCCGTACATAACCACAATTGGATTGTATGATGATTACGGCCAATTGTTAGCAATTGGAAAATTAGCACAACCAATCAGAAAACGAAGCG